CTTTTGTAATAAATCTAAACCTTCCACTTATCCTTTTTTATTCATGGATCTAAAAGTTTTTGCTAACACATATCTTTTAGAACCTGGCGGGCACGTTTTACTCCCGAATTTTTTTCCTGTGCATGGTTTATCTTTACGCATGTTCTTAGTCGCTTTTTGAATCCATTTGTCATCACCACCACCTTCTTTAGCATGAGCTCTAGTAAGAGGAACTCCTCCACTAGGGTAGTAATCACTATTGGAAGTAAAATATTTAGGCGCTGCTTTTGCACCATCCGGTTGGTATCCACCTGTGGAACTTCCGTGACGATAGTTAGCTCTTTTACTTCTGCCTTTAATTTCTATTCCAGGCATTAGCTGGTCCAGCCGCCTTTAGGTCTTGCACTTCCATGTTTAAAACCAACACGACCACCTTTATTGTAGCCTTTGTTCAATTCTCCATGAACTCTAGATATTTCAGCTCTTCTATTTGCATTTGAAGGTTTAGCTTCCACACGACCTAATTCTTCTAAAAGGTTCGTACGTCCACCATCAGCAAGTCCAACTCTTCCACCAGTTTTTGATTTTAATCTTTTGTCAACTCCAGTAGTTTTACTTGGTTTTGTGCCAAGTTTTCTTTGTTCTGTTGATAGATAACCAGCCACTGTAGAATGAGGACTGTCCTTTTTCATTTTAGGTCTATCCCCAAACTTCTTTTCATGAATAATTTTCATGAATCTTAGGTCTTCTTTTTTATCCTTAGCTTTTTTAAAAGCTTTGGTTTTATGTCCTTTGTCGTCTTTATCTTTTTTTGCCATTATGATTTATCCATTGTTGAGACAGCAGAATAAGCTCTTTTACCTGCAGCTTTTTCCGCGCCTTTAGACTCGTCTCTTCTATCTTTAAAGCTTTGAGATGTTTTACCATCACGGGCTCCTAAAGATTCATCGAGTCTGTCATCGTAACCCTGTCCACCTGTAGATTTCTTAGCTCTTTTAGCATAAGGGAATCGTGGTGAATAAGGTCTAGTTCCGAAATCGTTTCTCATAGTATCTCCTTATTAACTTAATTAACTAAAAATGGCAATACTTATTTTTTATCCTTAGGTCCGCCATTTTTGAAGACCTGAGTTCCTTTAATACCAAAGATTGCAGCAACTACTGTTATCCACAACGTTTGGAACCAAACTGGTAAATTACCGAAATGCTTAAAGAAGACGTTGATCTTCTCAGTCATCGCCGGATCGTCTGCGAAAACCCCGTAAGCGAGCACAATTATCGGAGCGCTTAATATGATCAAGACAAATTCGTCTTTGTAGTCATTCTGTCGCGCTTCTAACAATTTGCCTTGATAGGATTCTTCTCCTCGAGCTTGTCGCTCGGCATGTAATACTTGTGCATCAGACATTGCTATCTTTGCTCTTTGTTTATTTGCATAGATTTTTGCTCCAGCTTGTAGAGCCATCTTTGCTAATCCAAACCATGCCATAATTTACTCCTTTAAAAAGTAGGACTTATGCGCGTCGCGCGCAAAAATTTAGTACCACTTAACTTTTGATTTTTTGTCTTTTAACATTCTACGTTGGCCACCTACAGAATTTACTGTTGGTATACCTTCAGGAATTTTAATCTCAACTCCACCTTTTAAGTAGCCGTCTTTATTGACGAACTGCTTCTGGTTGATTCCTTTGTAGAAAGGTTCTTTACCGTCTTTTGCCATAGTGCCTCCTTAGCGTTTTGGTCCTTTTAATGTTTTAACGTCTTTACGTTTCATATTAGCAATGTCCATTTTAACCACATCGGTCATATGCTGTTTCGTTAAAGATGTATCAGCTCGTAGTATAGCTAAATCCTCGTTTTGTTCAAGCTTATCTTCTTCAATTCCTTCTCGAGAAAGAATCTTAGCGGTTTCAACATTTTTACGTTGTTCCATTTCTTGTTGTTTTCTCTGCGTATCCATTGCTTTTAAGTCAACTTCTCTAGATTTAATCTTTAATAAAGGATCATGATCGAATTGAGAAGTAATTTTCTTCTCTTCTACCATGAACTCTTCCATAAATTCAGCAATTAGTACAGCTTTACGAGCTTCAATCTGCTGCGTCATCTGAACAATCTGGGGCTGGATCTGTTGTGCGATCTGTGGATTCTGTTTAGACATCTGCTGCAGCTGTTGTATTTTTTGTACCTCTTCTTTGAATTCCATTTGGACCTGTTCTTGGGCCATTAAAGAAATGTGCTCTAATATATTTTTCTCGACAGCAGCCATGACGGTAGGATTATTACGAACCATGTTTAAAGCCATAAAATGTAAGTGCGCACTAACGTGTGCTCTATGATCTTGCCCCATATAAGCCTGGAATGGTTTCATTGCTAAAGCATCAATGTGCTCTAACGCTGGATCCATTGGCTGTGGAGGTTTAGGAGGAGGTAACACTTTGTCAATGTCTTTCACTCCTAACGCTTGATACATGGAACGATATACTTCGTATAAGTTATGCAATTGGGGATTGGATGTAGCTAACTGAAGTTCAGTTTGAGCTATACCTATTCGTTGCGTCTGACTAAATATATTAGGATCAGCAACGGGAAGAATATCCACCCTATCGTCAAAATCTGCTGCTTTGATCGTTCTCTGTGCACCAACAACATCATAAGGATATTCTGGTGGTAGATACTGACCAAATATTTTTGCTAGTAGTTTAAACTCGTCTCTTAATGAAGAATACAATCTTTTGTGGATTGCACTCATCACTCTTGAGCCTCGTTCTAATAAAGCGACAGTTGTTCCAACTGCTGCTTGTTGATTTCCATCACCGACAGCCATGTCAGCAATAGATGCAAATCGTTGTCCTGCCGCTACAACCGTTCCCAATAATTGATAGAGAACTGGGGAAGGTTCTTTGTACGGCAGATTCATAAATGAATCTTTTAAATTTCCGCCCGGTGCATCGACATCTCTCCATTCGCCAGGTTGTAAAGGAGAAGCATCATCTCTTATTCTGATTCCTCTCATTTTAAATCCAGCGGGTAAATTCGATAACGTACCGGCATCTAATAATTGGCGGAGAGCGACTGTTGCAGTACGACTCAATCCGCCAATCATATGTATTAATCCGAAACCATAAAATCCTAGTCCAGGCAGAAATTTGAAGTGGACAAAATATTGGATTTTGTTTTTGGTTGGATCGTTGGGCGCATAGTTCTTTCTAATAGAAAGAACTGAGCGGCTACCTGCATCGATGGTTACGATGTATGGTAGTTTGATCCCAGTAGGTTCTCCGGTTTGTGGATTGATGTCTTCGAAGCCTTCTAGGTTCAAATTGGTGTGACACTCATAGAGTGTATAAATATCTTCGGGTTTAGTTTTCTTCTGGCCTTCTAAATCTCGTTCTTTAGCTTTAAGAGCATCATCAAACATGTGAGGAGATCCTAAATCAATATCTCGATAGAAGCCTGCTACTTGTTGTTTTCTCACTTCATTACCTGACATTTTTAAAACATGAATTACACATTCAGCATCTTCTAAACTTGACGCTGAATAAGGAACCAATAAATCATCAGCTTGGACAAATTCAGAAACAGCTTGTTGTTTAATAGCGTTATAATAAACTTTTTTAAATGTTGAACCAGCTAAAGGTAAATAGAAAAGCATCTTATCAAAATCTGCATCATAACCTTTCATTTGATCCATCAACATATAGTTCATGTAGTTCTTAACTCGTTTTGCTTGTTGATCTTTTGGTGGTGTGGGAACACCCATTACTTGAGTTCTAACGGGTCCATCTGCGGGTAATAATTCTTTGTATGCTCCTGCTTGAAACTGTGTTACTGCTTCAGCCAGTACAGGGTGCGTGGCTCCCGAAGCCCCATCAAAAGGCTGAGTTCTATTTTCGTATTTGAATCCTAATAAATCTAATCCCGTAATGTAAGCAGATTCCCATTCTTTACGAGACATTTTATAATCTGTTTGTTTCTCAAATAAATCCGATCCTAATGGACCTAAAACATTCGCAGGTAAAAGTTCTGCTAAATTTGCAAAGTGATCATTGGGATCTTGGGGATTAATTTGGGAAGGATCGAAATTAACCTCAACGCCGCCGTCTGCTAATTCGGTTACTGCTGGGTTGTCTGAAATTTTTTCCACACCTTCTACTTCCACCTCAATATCTTCAGCTACACGGTTCTCACCTGGATCCGCATCTAGCTTTTCAATATTAGGTAAAGCTTTTTCTATGGGTGTATATTTTTTATCTTCTGGTAATTCTGCCATTTTTTCAATCCGTCTCTTTTATAACACCATACTTCTTTAAAGGCAATCCTTGTGGTAAAGGTCCTCTTAAAGGAGGTATAGTTGTTGTTAATCGTTTAGGCTTAAATATCGTATCATAATTCTTCTTATATTTGGATGTAGATACTCGACTCACTCCATCCCATTTTCTGCCATTTTCTCTTTTAGTAGTCATCTAATCCTTCTTCTTTTGCCATATCAGCTTCAGACTGAAATCTTCCTTCTGCCCAATCCACTTGTTGTTCTCCCTTAGTTAAACCTTTAATTTCTTTGCCCGTAGCAAACTCTTCCATGGTACGACCATTTCCACCTAGAATATCGTATATTGTATCATGAGTCACAATATCCCAATCATAATCCTCAGGGCCAACCATATAAGGAGCTTCGTCTACCACTTGAAACTCTCCACTAAAGTAAGTAGGTTTTTGTCCAGGTTCTATTTCTAACCAACGCGGGCCTTCATAACTGACTGACCAATTTCCGTCATATTCATTTTTTCCCGTTATAGTGTAATCATCACCGCTTTTGGTAATTTCCATTCCTGGTAAAAAATCATCGGTGCCTTTAAACGTAGAAATCCCATCTCCTTCATAAATAAGTTTAGGTTCAATCTTTTGAATAAAGAGTGGAAACCATTCAGGCATCTCACTTGTTCCTTTAACCATTGGAATTAATCCATCAGTAGCTTTAGTCACCGGACTTATTTTTAAAACTT